GTGAGCGATGTACGCTCCAATTCATTAAATAATCTATCGAACCCCACACTATAACGCATAAAAGGGTCTGTCTTAAAATTCGTAACCATGTTTATTTCCTCCTGTTAAGCAAGGTCTACGTTTTGGTCTCTTTCGAGCACCATGTTGATTTTGCCGTGCAATACGCGCTGGAATCAACATTCCATAATACTATATATGTTAAATTTCACATGTTAGTATTAAAATTTATAATTTATGTCCCTGTGGAACCAAATCCACCATCTCTGTCAGTTTTGGTTAACGGAATGTCAGTCACGACCTCAAATTGTACCGGATAATTCATAACAATTTCGGCCTGGGCCACACGCATACCATCGACAACATCGAATGTCAGATCCGAAATATTGGACAACATTACAAAAGTCTCTTGAACATAATCTGCGTCCACTACACCTTCGCAATTGGCAATAGTAATTCCCTTTTTAAGTACCATACCAGATCGAGGGTGGATTCTTAAAGACTGTTGCACATTCAAGTCAAAAATTATTCCTGTGGGAACTAACATCCGTTCGCCCGCATAGAGTGGAATTCCGATAGTATGACTTTTAACACGCCGAGTTGATTGCTTGTTTCGCGGTCCCCAATACACGATGGTATCGCCGTCTTGAATTGACACTTTTAAGTCGAAACATGCTGCATGTTCAGAACCATATTCCGGCATATGCGATGTTTCTCGCGTCTTATAACATTTTAACCAATTATTAGTCAAAAATTCTTTTGCTGTTGTCGGGACATCTGCCCACTTCGCTGTAGTCATTATAAAACCTTTCACTGCTTATAATTTAATATAAATTGTTGCCTCTTGAGAAAAATGAATTTGGTTTAAGAAAGAGAAGTGTGCCCATATCTGCATTTTCTCTAAACTCGAAGTCTTTACCTTTTTTCATCTTAGAAAATATTCCCCCGATTTTTGCAGGTCGCCACGGGCCGACATTTTCTAATTTCTTTAAGCCTGGAAATCCAGTACTATTCGTTCCATACAAATATGCAACATCTTCGTTCACTGGTTTCCAAATAACACTATCTTGATCGAACATCTTACCCCAATTAAACATATCGGATTTGAAACCTTTAATATGTGCCAATGTTTTCTTTTCGGCCTGTTCTGGTGTCACTATCTTTTTGACAAATGAATCAACCGGATTTCCGTCATCATCCAGTTCAGTAGGAAGAACCTTTGTCGGGCCCACTACCACATAAGAAATTTCTTCTACCAAAACTTCTTGTTTAGACCATTTGTCTACTTCTGGATAAGTGCCTTCGACTTTTATGAACCCATATCCAGACTTTCGAATACTCATTTTTAATTTTTGATTATTTTTGATATTAATTTCGTTTTGTTTTCTCCATCCCTCAATACGTGGTATATACGCATCTTCGTCTGGTGCATCTTCTCTTTTGGGTTTTGGAGTTGATGCGCGATAGGCAGTCACGATTCCAATACTTCTGGTTTTTGTGTGTTTAAAAACTCTTGAAAGAGAAGCCTCCATCAATTCTTTAAACTCTGCGGTGGGAGCTCCACGCACTACGGGGCTTTCGGAAATAAATTCTTGGAACGTCTGCACTTCTTTACCTTTTTCTACCTATGTTATATTTAGGAACTAAATCCCATTCTTCTTTTTCTTTATGCGAAATAATTTTAATCTGTGATATGGGAGCATCTTCAAAAACGTCCTCTTTCACAACACCAACCAATCCCCATTCTTTCAATAAGTTTACAATCGTGTTTCTTCTGGCTCTGTCGTTTTCCGAAAAGTCCGAAGATTTTCCATCCAACTTAAAAAGCTCTTTAAAATGCACAATATAGTATTTTCCTTGTTTATGCAAAATATGACATGATTGATATAGTTTTTTATCTTTTTTTGACGCAACGCCAATTCGGGTAAGCGTTTCTCTTATTTTTAGAAAGTCCTCTTGATCGTCAAGCGACACCTCCACCAATGATTCTAATACAGACATGATTTGTCATCCACCTTTATTCAGTTTGCTCCTAATAATGTCTAAATCATTGTCCGACAGTATAGTTAGAGCTTCCTCTGTTTTTTTATTATTATATCCATAATATTCTTTCACTATATCGAAATCATTATGAACAGCCTTCTTGTGCCAAGGAGAAAATCTTTTCCTTGATCGAACACTATTTAGTAAATAATCAAACTGTAGTTTTTTGTCAGCGGTGTTGTGTATATTCATCTCGTTTGCATATAAGATGGTATCTTGATAGTTAGAAAAGTTTCGATTGATGAGATAAGCATTGTAGTTTTTTTCCCAATGCTCATCTTCAGTGTCCATCAACTTCTTTTTGTTGTGGGAGATCGCCGGTACATAGTCTTTGAATAGGTCGTAACTCATTTCCACTCGCAATCGACCATAAGTTCAGTAAGACACGCAACCAAATTGATCTCTTGATCAGCGACAAATGCAGATTTATAAGAATAATCTGCAATGGTAATTACGGCCTGTGCAATAGAACCACTTTCCATATTCGTATACAATCCATCATATATTTTTCGATACAATGTTGTTGGATCATTGTCTAAATTTTGTGCAACCCAACCACGAATTTCTGTAAAGTTTTTCTCGCGAAGTGCAGATACCAAGTTATTGATATTGGCCTCACCAACATTTGAGAGCATACCCTCGTCAATTACACCACCAACAGAATACCGTTGCAACTCATTCAAGACTCTGCGCCAGTCTGGGAAGTATTTGACTACAACCTGCTGTGTCACCTTGTCAGTAGATTTGACACCTTCAGTGTCCAAAATGGTTTTGACACGTTTCCAAAACTGCCCTGCCAGTGGTTTTTTGTCTTTCTTACCGATCTTAAATTCAACAGTAGAACACCGACTATGCAGTGGTTCAATAATACGATTTTTGAAATTGCAAGTCATAATGAATCGACAGTTTGCAGAAAACTCTTCGATAAATCCCCGCAAAGCTGGTTGCATATATTGTGGATGTAGATAATCGGCCTCATCGAGGATAATCACCTTTCCAAACTCTTTACTGTTGCCTTCGTCGAAAGAAACGGTTGAGGCATAATTTCGCATCTTTGTCCTAAGAACATCAATACCATTATCCTCAGAACCATTTATTACGATATAATCCATCTTCATTTCTTCGCAGAGGGCGCGAGCGACAGTCGTTTTGCCTACGCCCGGACCTCCTGCCAAGATAAGATTAGGAAGAGAGCCGGTATCAATAAACTCTTGAAAAGTTTCTTTGATATTGTCCGGCAAGATACAGTCTTGAATTGTTTTGGGCCTATACTTTTCTACCCATAAAAAATTATCCATTATCAACCACCGTAATTTGAGTCTTGTTCCAACGTGATCCAATATTGAATTGGAAGTTTCTGGTGTCGGAAAGTGGAAATCTTACTTTTCGAAATACCCACATCATAATCACCTTCAATCATTTTCAGATTTTCTGATCGAAAATACATTGTAAATGTATCATCAGATTCGCCCACAGGTTCCTCCGAAACATTAGATGTGTCATCTTTTTTATCCAGCGCACTGAAATAAACTTTGCCATCATTTTTAGTTGATAGAGAAAAATCTGGCAGTCCAGAAATTTGTGCAACTTTATTTTGTTCAGACAAAGTGGCGTTAGGCAACTTTACATTGATCTCCCATTTTGGAGATTGTTTCGAACCTTCTGGATTATTATCAGAACCATCCAGTTCAAAAGTGTTTTCAGTAAAAACAATAATCGACGGCTCTGCGGCCATAAATTTATACTTCTTTGCGCCGTTTGACATTTCAACATATTTTTCGTGAAATGTTAATTCTGGATAGATAGACAGTAGATTTAGAAATTTTCCCAAATCATAGATACAAAAATCTACTGGAAATTCTTCGGAGACATCAGCAGCCGCAAGAATATTTCGCATTACAGAAATAGTCGAAAGTCGAGTACCTTTTTTAAGGAAGATAGATTGGTTGATAGTAGAATAGTTTTTAAGAATGTTCTGTGTAGTTTCACTAAGTTTCATAAATTAGTCCTTTGATTGTTGTAAGTCATGGTTATATAAAGCAAGTATACCATAATGGATTATCTTTGTCAAGTCTTTTCTAAAATCTTCTGGGCCAGCACCTTTTTTTCCATATCGTTGTGCATACTTAGAAACATTGCCCAAACAAAAACCTTCGCCGTGACCGTTGTCCATAATGACTTCGGTTGCTTGTAGTTTATTATTCGAATAATGTTGATCGTATGTCGAATCAATGTACTGCCGGATTTCCTCCAGCAGAACATATTCATTAAATTTATAGTCTATCAATTATTGGTTCCTTCTGCGGTTTCTGTCGTCGTGTGACCAATTATATGCACCATAAACGCCGAAAATAAATCCGACGGCTAAGGCTCCGATGTAAGATGCTGCGATCATACTGATGGCAAGGGATGTCATATTTTTATCCTTTTTTTGATGGTAAAGGCGACACAGTACAACCAGAAGTTGATACTGCATCGCAAAATGTAATTAGAATGGTNTATNATCACCAGACANATCATCCTCGAGACCTAAATCTTCTTCGAGGTTGTCGCCACCGGAAATTTTGGCAAACAGATCGACAAAGGAAGCTTTTGTATCGTCATCGAAACGATTTGTGCAAAGTTCGATTGCCTTGGTAATGCTCTCAAAAATAGAGTAGGTTTCAATGATATGCACTAGCCGGCGAGTTGAGATAACTTCGTCAATTCCACCCTCTTCAAAAGTTTTACGAATTGCGGATGCCCATACTGTCAAATCATCTACAATTTTTGTATTTTCTGGGGTATTCCATGTTTCTTTCAGAGAAGAAAGAGAATTTGTGAGAATTTTTTTCTCAACGGCAATAGTAGGATACTCTTGTTCAAAAGTGATCTTGAACCGTTCCAGAAACGCCTCATTCATTACATTCGTACCAATGAAACGTCCATCATCAGATCCTTTACCTTTGGTGTTTGCAGTGGCGATCACTGTAAACCCAGCGGCGGGTTTTACGAAACGATTATCTTTTTTGAGATAAACACCCTTACCATCAATGATAGATTGCAGACACATGATTTTATTTGATGCGAGATCAACTTCATCAAGTATCAGAACCGCGCCACGTTCCATTGCATCGACAACAGGGCCCTGACTGAAAATAACGTTTCCGTCAATCAAAGTCTTGTCACCCAAAAGGTCTGATTCATCTGTTTCAATAGTGATAGGAACCGTAATACATTCACGTCCTAAAATGGCACATAGTTGCTGGGCACCATAAGTTTTGCCATTACCAGACAATCCAGTAATGAAAACAGGATAAAACATTTTCGAGACAAGGATTTTACGCATATCGGCATAGAAACCAAATTTTACAAAATTTGGACACTTCTCTGGAATCAGAGACTCGGTATGCCGTTCGGGTAAGGTAGGAAGTTGAAAAACGGGGGCGACTGGCGCAGGGGCCTGTGGCACTACTGGTTGGGCTATCTGGACAACGTTACCAGTAACCGCGGCGAGGGCCATAGATAGATCATATTGTCCGTGGCCGGAGCGAAATTCAGATTGGGTCAACCACTGGGGGCGGGCCTCGCCAAAATCTTTTGCGGCAGAGCGAATGTCTTTCTTCGACATTACTGGGCCGTTGGTTTCGATAAGTTTTGTTAAAAACTCAGATTTGTTATTTACATTCCACATATTTTGTCCTTTCAGTGACAACATTACAAAAATTCGAATCGGTAGTGATTCTTTCTATACTCTAAGCTACCATAAACAAGCAGGAGAGTCAACCCCCCTGCAAGATTTATTTGATATTATCGACAAATTTATTCATCATTTGGCGACTTGTTTTTTTCGAAGATTGAAATTTCGCAAAAGTTTTTGCGATCTTTGCATTGGTCATTTCAGAGTCAACTTCCAAATCATCATCTTGTGCCGATTGGGTACGCATGTCTAAAATATAATAGTCATCGAAACCACAATCTGTAGCAGTAATAAAACCTTCTTTTTTCATCTGGCGTTTCGCCTTTGAAACTTCATAAGAATTAGTAAATCTTCCAGCATTCTTCCGGAAAACATAACTACGAATTGCGTGACCGATATCATGCCGGCCGTCACATAAGAAAAACCCAATCGAGGATGCGTTGTTTATATCTTTAATCGTAGTCAAAATAAACTCTTGGCATTTCTGGGATTCAGAATATATTCCTTTGTTACCAGTGGTCCAGACATATGTTTTTTTGGTGCGTTCATGAGTCACAACAAATTGCCGTCTTGTGCTGGTGTTCCAATCGCGAACACTTGAGTAAAAATTAGATTTGTTGACATAAGTAACACCATCGGCCGCATCTCCATCAGACAATACAATAAAACTTGTTTTTTCGACACCGTGAGTTTTTTTAAACTCGGCGAGGACTTTATCAAGAATCAACAGTCCGCCACACAATGGAGTTCCACCAAGTTGAAAACTAACTGCATCGGCAGGG